AGAGCCGACAGAGCCAGACCCACGCCGCTGCCCGAGCCGGCCGCGCGCGCCACCTACTCCAACGGACGCAGGGGCGGCGGCCAGATCGCCGACGCGGTCGCCGCACGTGCCTCCCACGGAGCGCACGCCGACTGGTACGGACGGGCCAAGACGGCACGGCTGGTCGCGCTCGCGCACTTCATGGTCGCCGTCCGCCGCCACCGCGCCGCGGTCTCCGCCGATGCTGCCATCGCGCGGAGCTGCCTCGGGTTCGGCTTCCCGCGCTTCGGATTCCCTGCGGCCCAGCGCCGTCCCGATCCTCTCGCGGCGAGACTCCCGAGCGACGCAGAGTGCGCGGCCTCGACGGCCTCGGTATCTGTCGCGTGGGCCGAACGGAGAAGGTGCCAAAGGGCTCTCCTGCGAGGGGGTTGGATACCCCCTCGTCCTCCGTCCGACGTCACTGGCGACGATGCGATGCCGAGTCCGGTCGAGACGGCCGCGGTCGCCCTGCGCACCACGATCCTCGCCCACCGCGCCGGCGAGCCGAGCCGCGCCCGACTCCAGGCGTTCGCCAACACCAACGGCAAGCTCCGCCTCGCCACCGTGCACGACGGGCACATCGTTCTCTCCGCGCGCGCAATCACCAGGTGGCTTCTCGCGCGGCTTCGGAACATCCGTACCAACAAGTCGACGCTACGGAACGAGACCGTCCGCCTCCACCGGTGCGGCGGCGCCTCAGCCCTCGCCTACTCTGCGGACCTCAGCAAGGCCACCGACAGAATCGGCATCGAGCTGGCGTGGCTCGTCCTCGACGAGGCGCTCCGGGCCACTGCGGCGCCCAGAGAGCTCATCGATGCCCTCCCGGGCGTGCTCCGAGGAGTGGGCCTGGAGGGGCTGGACGGGTTCGCCCCCGAGGGGTCGCCGACCACGTGCGGGGCCCTCATGGGTCTGGGCCCGAGCTGGATCGTCCTCTCGCTGCTCAACGACTACTGCGCCACGCGCGCCGGGGCGCATGTCGACTCGTTCGCCGTCAACGGAGACGATCTCCTCGGGTACTGGTCACCGAAGATCTGCGACCTGTACGAGAAGGAGCTGGGTACGGTCCGCCTCGTGGCGAACCTCCAGAAGTCCTTCCGTGCCGCCCGCGGCATCTTCTGCGAAATGTTCGCTGCAGTCGACGCCACGGGGCTCCTGGTGGCCAAGCCGCTCCACCGCCTCGGCGAGGCCTGTGGTGCCAAGTCCATCGAGGGCCGGCGAGGGGATCTGGTCGCGGACGACCTGCGGGCCATCGCCTCGGACCAGGCCCCCCCGAACTGGCACAAGACCTCGAAGGCCGTCCGGGGACTCGCGAT